GAACTCTTTCAGGGTGTCGATGTTGCGGAATACCACGGATTGCGCTTCATTAACAAAATATCTCTGGTTGAGAACCGCTTTGTATTTGGTATTGATGTGGGAAATCATACCATTCTGCTTGTTCTTATGCGCTTCCTTGGCTCCCCAAGACACAAGATTCTGATACATATGTGTATTTGCCAAGGTATCACATACTCCGGTTCCTTGGTTGTTGCGCTCAATCAATAGCAAAGGATTTCCCCAATGCCCACAAATTTCAACAACTTCATTGGTAAATTCCGATGGGCCGATCATATTATTATGATATTCCGCAACTTGTATGATTTCATTGGGGTTTGTGATGTCAAGGACTTCTAAAACCGATGCATCCAACCCAACACCTTCGGAAACGTCTCCCCCAATGACATAAATTTTCTCAGGATCGTATTCTTCCCATATTTTATATTTACCGTCTTTTAGGATGTGGAGCGGTGATTTACAATCGATTTTAAGTTTATCGAACAATGCTTCGTCCAACGATGATTCACTATTGTCAACAAAATGACAATTATATTCCTGTTCAAATAATTCATATGATCCTAAACGAGCAACTTCTTTCAATTTCCATGCTTCGTCTCTACCCGGAACCTCCTCCCAAGTGATCGTTTCAGCGTGAAATTCGTTCCACCCATCAGTTCCTTTTTTCAACGCATCTGCAAACATTTTATAAAAAACATTATCTTTTCCTCTGGGAGTTGAAGTGATTAATATTTTAGATGTTTTTGCTCTGGAGATGGTTGGTAGGACAGAAGACATGAAATCAACCACCAAACTATCGGGATCAACCCACGCCAATTCGTCAAGTAAGAGGCATTGAATAGTGCTTCCTCTCGCAGTTGAACTACTTGTCGTTGCAATCCCGATGGTTGAACCATTTGAAAATTCGGTGCTTTCCTGACCCCATGTTTTAACTCCGGGTTTCAACCAGTTGGGCAATTCCTCATATGCTAATTTAACACGCTTGAAAATCATTTTCGCGGTGTCTTCTTTGTTGGCAACGATTATAGTGTTTCTATAATCCTTAAAACAAGTCTCATGTAGGGCTAATATGGTTAGACATGTGGTATTATGACTTAAAATACCGTTAGTGAAAATTCGATGATCTTCGCTATCCACAGTCGCATCATACATATGTTCGCTACGATCAGTCTTAACAATTGATAAAACCGCTTCAAGACCGTTTTCCGTCCAAATATTATCACCAATATTCAAGTTCTCACAAAAAACTTCCTCATAATCAGAATTTTTAAAAATTATGTGTTCATCAGCACATTCTAATTGAAAATTTTCGGTTGTTATGATCCACACATCATATACAACTGTCTTATGAAGATGTGTCAAGTCGTGCCACCCAGAATCAGTCCAGATTTCATAATCAGTTAAATCTATGGTTTCTATTATCTTCCCCATTTAACTATTTAAAAAATTTACACAATCTTCTATGATTTTTTCATTATCATTATTGAAATCTTTTTCTTTAACGTGTAAAACTTTACACCCCAACGTTCCAATTATTTCACTTTCCCTTAATAATTCTTCAGAAGCCCCTTTACCTTTTTTCCCATGCCAATATGTCCCGTCAAATTCGATGCATTTATTAATATCTTTGATATAAAAATCTATTTTTCTACTTGATCTAAATGTTTTCACCCTAAACTCATGATTTTTACCATCGTTGACAATCTCTCCATTGTTTAATGTTGCGAAGTAAATATTTTTATATTTATCTTTCACTCTTTTCCAAACCTCAACAAACAATTTCTGTGAAATCATTGAATAATTCATTCTCTTAAATGATTTCAACCATTTATCGGTTATTTCAGCTCTAATTTGAACTGCTTCTTCCAATGAGCATTTCTTTCTTTCCATGATAGAGTCAACAGCGTTGGTGGCTTGTGTTTCTCTAACTTTTTTATAAGCCTCCTCTTGCGTATGTCCTCGTTTTAACCAATATCCCTCTTGAGATGGTAAACGATCCCCGATTAAATGTGTTTTTCTAATCTTTTCAGCGCAATTTTTAGCGCGATTTTCATGTTTATTATACCACAAAACATTACAAGATGTGTTGTAGCAAAATTTATCGTATCCATCTCGCACATTTTTAAATCGTGTTGGGGTTTTACACCATTTACAAAATCCCTCACTATCACATTTTTTAATATGTTTTTTATAATAATCTTCTGGATCGATGTTTAGCACACCTTTGAGGTGTCTAGTCAAGCGATTTATTCTTGTGAATGTATTCCCATCTTCTAAACAGGTGTATTTAAAATCTTTTAATTTTAAACTTTTCAAATTTTGATTATAATGCAACAAACAACAAGTATTATACTTCAAAAAATCATAAGGAACTTGATTATTACAATCATGTTTTTTACATTTACTATTCGGTTTAAAATATTTTTCATAGAGAGATATTTTATCAACTTCACTCAGATTGTATCTCATTCCCAATGATCTGGATGCTGCTCTCCAACAAGAATAATATTCATCATACTCGTCAATATATATCAAGTTATTTTCAACATCTTCTTTAGTTTTTTCTAAATCAAATTTATTATCTTTATATATAAAAAACAAGGTTCTACTATGACAACCCTTCCACTTTTTTCCATCTGACAATAATTTTCCAGTAATTATACATGTTTTGTTCGTCATGTATATATTTAGTCTAATCGCTTAGATATTTGTCTATTTTTTAATAGAATTGTAAAACTTTTCAGCTTCAACTTCTTCTATTTCACCTGTTTTTTTGTTTCGTATTTTTATTTTAGTATCACCAACAAAACATTTTCCCGATTGACGAGATGAGTTGACAATATTAAATCTGTTATCTCTAAATGCGTTCAGCAACCGCTTCTGATATGGTAACAACGGTATTTTAATCTTACCTAAATCCGGCTCAATGATATAGAAATAATTTTCAGCAAAATATAAAATATCATCCCGACACTTGGCAATCTCAGCCACCATCTCTGGTGTATATTCGAATGTAGCACTAGCTGTGGGCAAATTAGGATTGCCCATATATGTATCTTTTTTCCTACCCATATTACCTATTTAGAAATAATTCCCATATACACTACCATCACTACCTCCCGTGGATGGAGGAAACACATCCCTTTGCACGATTTCATCGGAACTTTCGGTGTATATCTTGTTATCATCCAGAACAGAAGATAGCGACAAAAATGCTGCCGAAAGACCCGGATACATTCCCGTCAATTCTGGGAACATCGTGGAAGACAGCTTACCGAAGAAAGAATTATCAGCAATTTGATGATTCATATTTTCCCTTGGTTCATTGGTGGTGAAGTTATGCTCACTACGAACAGCTTTCAATCTCCAAACATAATGACCCATTGCAGGATTGAGTTCAGCGGCATCTTCATCCAGAGCTTCCGTAACCTCAAATATCTTGGCTCCCCTGCCATTCGGCCTATCACATCCAAATGGTGTCACCCTGATCTTATCCTGTGATTTGGGTTCGCAAGCCCATGGACCATTTTACTGATCAATAATAATTTGCTCCCCTGCTTCCGTTAATATGGGATTATTGTTTTCATCTCTTAAAACACCATCAAATACGCTAAGTCCAGCAAATTTGACATTAAAATCATCAATATGTAAATAGAGTGTCAAAGTATCGGGGGAATCCATACCAGCCAGAGCATAAATTGGGGAGGCATTCTCCATCTGGATATATGCTTTGATAACTGTTGGACCGAGCCAATACATGAGAGTGTGTTCCCCATAGATGGAGTTCATTGCCTTTGGGTTGAAGGTGTTCACATAATAATCAATCTCCACCCCATAATTATTGATAAGCTCCCCAAATTGGGAATTGAATATGGCTCTTTCAGCCTTGAAATTGGAAGGATCGGCAAATCCCCCGCAATTGGGGCGATAAACACCAGCAAAGATGTTTTCAGGAGTGAGACAGGAAAGTGGAATTGTTGGACAACCCATTATTTTTTAACTTCTACGATTTTACCACATTGTTGACCATGGAGATTGGTGAACAGCTTTAGGATTTGATTACTGTTTTTTCTTTTGATCTCTTTACCATCTTTAAATTCCACACCATTGAGTTGTCCCAATTCCTTTAACAGATCATCCCCAATCAGAATCTCTCCTGCTGTTCTGATCTTCTTATACGGTCCTTTGTTCCATGGTATCTTTCTTGTCAGGGGATCGCGGGTAATATTACCCCCCTTCTTATTATTGGCGTGGAGGGATTGCTTAATGTCACCAAATCCATCCTTGTGTCGATACTCAAGTATCACACCATTGCGCTCTTCGAAAAATTCCAGAAAGGACTTCATGCTAATACTTAACAAAAAAAGAGGGAATCATCACGATCCCCTCTTCTTAGGTTTATTTTTTTAATTCATATTAGCGGAAGAAATCTTCTGCCTGTCTAATATCCGAAACTTTGTTCTGCTTGCCCATATCAGGTTGCTTTGCACCGTGGAGAGCGTGACCATAATCACCGTCATTACCAACCTTATCAGTGGTTCCCACTACCTTGGTTTTTTGGTTTTTTGGTTGGGGACGGCCATTAACCTTGTTGCTACGACCTTGGAGCTTGTGTTGTTGACCACCACCCTTGCCATCCTTGGCACCTACGGTTCCGTCATTACCAACCTTGTCAGTTGGAAACGTTCCGCGCTCTTCATCTTCGTCATAAGAGAAATCATCTTCTTCTTCGTTATCTTCATCCATTTCGTCGTCTCCTCCGAAATCATCGCCTTCATCAAAGTCCAGATCATCTCCTTCGTCTTCCATACCACCATCAAGAACTCCCATCAAAACATCGTGAAGCTTTTGTGCTGTGGCACGATCAAGAGTAAATGTAACTTGGTCTTCATCGTCACCGAATTCGTCATCTCCAAACTCATCGTCCATGGGAGCATCACCAAGGCCGAGGGCATCAACTTCTTGAGCATCCTCTTGCTGGTCAAAATTATTACCCATAACGGATTCAAACAACTTATCAAATGTAGATTTCTTAGTCATAAATGTATTTAGTCTATCTCTTGCAATTTTTTTAGATTCCTTGTGAATTCTCTCTTCCGCTTCCTCTCTTTGGATTCCACTCTCCATTCTTGCAATTTCTTTTTTAAGAGATTCCTTCTGTTTATCAGAAAGATTGGGATTCTTCAACTTTTCTTTAAGTTTATCAAGATTAGCATACTTACGCTCTTCATCCTCATCATAAGTATCATTCAAAGCTTTGTGATAACCGCTTTTCTCAGATGGACCACCTTTTTGCAAGGGATTTGTTTCGTTGAAAGCGTTTTTGGATTGCTTGGGAATTTTTTTGGACTTGTTGATGTTTTCCTGTGCGTTCTCTTGAACGACTTGAACACTGTTCAGCATTTGTCCATATATATCTCCCAATGTCGGTTGTTTTTTCATATAATTATTGTTGGTAAAGTGTATCGTGGACGGTGATAGTTCCAGCACTGAGGTTTGCGGTAAATGAGTGGGTGGGATACTTGACATCAACCGTTGCTCCATCCCCTTTGGCCAACATCAGAATAAATTGTGTAAGCTCCCCATGGAATTGAAAAATCTTAAAAACATCCGACCCCATCTCATCAATTATTTCCTGCGGAGTGAGGGTTTCGTCCTCCCAAACAATCTCAATACCTTCTCGTTGGGTTCTCACCAAATTACTGAAACATTCCTTGGAAAGATTTTTGATACGGGATACCGCTTGTTTCAATAGGACTTCCTTATTGGGTGTCGGGGGTGGTGGTAGTGTGTTATTACCTAGTATAGACATATCATTATTTAGTCATTTCTTCCAAAATTCATAACCATCCAATCCTTTACATATTTCATCCCCCAAAATTTCTTTAGCTTTTGAACTGGATGGGGTGACTTTACTCTTAATTTTATGTAAATCGACATAATTATAAACACCATCATCTTCTGGTGTTTGGTTCAATATGTTTTCAAAATCATGTTCACATTTGGGTATATTGAGGAAATCCCAAATTACGTCCATGACAATTTTAGGATTATGTGTCAGGTAATCATAATCCACCAAAAGGAATCTATCCCCCAATCCTCTTAAAAAAGCATCCTTCAATATTGCGTAAGCAGCACCGACTTCCCCCTCCAAACTTGCCCAATGCATCATCCTACCTTCAGTTGTTAAACATTGGGGCATTGGTCCTTGGGGGTTGAACTTGTAGGAACCCTTTCGATATAATAATTCGAAAGACGCAAGAACATCCTTTATATCTCTAACTGGTGCTATGATCTTGGTTTTTTTATTGGTGATTGCCTCCAACATTTCAATGGAGAATCCCCACCCCCTACATTTGTCGATGACATACGGTTTTTCGGTATTATGGTAGGAATGTAATACAGTGTTGAGGATACGCTTCAAATTTTCATCATTACCAGCGTTTTTATCAGATCGATGATATGACCCCACGATGTTTTGATATTATTCATCAATTGATTCAAACCCGATGTAGGAGTACAGAATACTTTAGGATTTTGTGCCATCAGATTCATCAGAAGAGTGCTTCCCGATCTGGGTAAGCCAGACACATAAAATATATCTCTCATTTTATGATGTTTTCGATATTGAAAATTTGATAAATATTATCATATGGGCATTCATGGATGATTCCATTGAAACTATAATCATATAAATACGAATTAATATTACCCTTTGGAAAGGTAACAGGGGGAGTTATATTATTATGCATGTCATAACCAAATACTTCCGGTTGTGTCCCAACCCACACCACTGTTGATGGTAATCCCATGGCAGCCGCAGCATGTTGTAAAGAAGAGTCGATTAGAATTCTTTTTTTAGAAAGATTCAACATGGCACATAAAATCTTTTTATTTTGATTTTTATCATAGCGAATCACATTTTGTAATTGAGGATGGTGGGGGTGACAAATATGCAATATCGTATATTGTTCTTTAAGATTATTGATTATTTGTTGAGCAATGAAAGGATGAATATCCCTTGTCCATGAGTATGGAAATTCTTGGTTTTGTGCGCCTCCAAATGGTTGGAAGATGAGAATGGGTTTATCAGTTTGAGGTAGTAACGCTCTGGGTATTTCCCCTTCCCTAAAATTAAAATAAATGTTTGGATTTAAACCATCGTAATTAATCCCTATCATATCACACCACGATTTCACCAGAGGTTGTTGTTTGGTGATATGATTTGTTGTTTTATATGGATCATGTGCAAATATTTCACAATCTTTATCGAAGATAAAGTCCTCATAAAAATACGGAGTATTTCCCAATAGATAACACCTATCAATATCAGGATTTCCTTGAAAAATGTCAGGATATGCAGAATTTACTATAATGTTGTGGATTGGATGTTCCTTTTTATAGGAACGGATAACCGAAGTGGCTACAATGTTTTTACCCAACCCCCCCTCAATATGAAAAATAGCATTTTTTATCATATTGCTATTTATATAACATTAAACGGAAAGCAACGCTATTTTCTTCATAGTTCCATTTATGTTTACAACTAAACAGTTGCCGCTATTAACAGTTGATAGTGGGTATGCTGACGACCCCAACACTAATTGATTGTGTGATGTGGGGATGGCACAAGAGCCAAGGGCGATTGAAGCTGATAGAGAGGCACCGTTACCTGCGTTATAACCAATGAATATAGAGTGACATGCGTTTGTGGCACCGTTACCTGCGTTATAACCAAGGAAATTGGAGTTGGATGCGCATGTGGCACAGTAACCTGCGCGATTACCAAAGAAATTGGAGTTGGATGCGTTTGTGGCACCGTTACCTGAACATCGACCAAAGAAATTGGAGTTGGATGCGTTCGTGGCACCGTTACCTGCGTTTGAACCAAAGAAATTGGAGTTACCTGTGTTCGTGACACCGTTACCTGCGTTTGAACCAAAGAAATTGGAGTTGTTTGTGAACGTGGCACCGTTACCTGCGTTATAACCAAGGAAATTGGATCTAAATGCGCCTGTGGCACCGTTACCTGCGCCATTACCAAGGAAATTGGAGTTGGATGCGATCGTGGCACCGTTACCTGAACATCGACCAAAGAAATTGGAGTTGGATGCGCATGTGGCACCGTTACCTGCGTTATAACCAAGGAAATTGGAGTTGGATGCGCATGTGGCACAGTTACCTACACCATTACCAAAGAAATTGGAGTTGGATGCGCATGTGGCACCGTTACCTACACCATTACCAAAGAAATTGGAGTTGGATGCGTTCGTGGCACCGTTACCTGAACATCGACCAAAGAAATTGGAGTTGGATGCGTTCGTGGCACCGTTACCTGCGTTATAACCAAGGAAATTGGAGAAACATGCGCATGTGGCACCGTTACCTGCGCGATTACCACCAAACAAACTATTACCACCCACTGTCGCAGATAAAGGAAATCCTCCGACATTTATTGAACTTGTGGTGAACGTTTGGGTAGATGAAAAATTATTATTGACATTAACCTTTGCATAATTGGCGGAATTTGAGGAAAATGTGGTGTAAGTGTTTTGCCAATTGGCAGATAAGGTAGAAACATCAGAACCCCGCCCAATAAAATTACTCAAAACACTGGAATAAGTGCTTCCATTTTGATTGATGATAGCCACTTCATTACCAATAATGGGTAATGTTGCGGATGGTATTTGAGAAATCTTCGGCATACGATTATTTAATGTTGACATATGAAAAACTCTAAATAAATTCCTACATCGATGAAAAAGAATACGATACTGAAAAAATTGGAACTACACGAAGAGAAAATCATCAAATCCATTATGGATTTACAGGATTTCCTTCATACCGTGGATGACGAAGAGATTTCCCAAATGGCTGATGATTTATGTGAGGGCATACAGGGATATCTATACGAAAATGATATTTGTAATTTGGAAAACGTTCGGGAATTTATTGAAAACGTATATGAAGCTTAATTTATTAATTTTAGGAAAAGGTTACGTCAGCAATCACCTCTTCAATCATCTGAAAAATGATTTTAACGTGATTATCCAATCGGCTAAAGAAATGGATTACCACAATGCAAATACATTACATAAATTTCTTCTCAATAATGATATTGACACGGTGATCAATTGTTCAGGATTCACGGGAAGACCCAATATTGACGAAGCTGAGAAAAAAAAAGAGCTTTGTTGGGATTTGAACACAACATCTCCTCTAAGAGTGAATGCCATATGCAATACCAGAAATATAAATTATCTTCATATCTCATCTGGTTGTGTTTATGATGGTTATGAGAAAGTGTGGAGTGAGGAAGATTCCCCGAATTATGGATTGTTCTGTAACAGGGCTTCATTCTACTCCAAATCCAAACACGCTTTTGAAAACCTATCAAAAACCATGGATAATATAATTCTGCGCGTTCGTATGCCATTCCATTACGAATCATCTGGTAGGAATTATTTGAACAAAATTAGACAATACAACGATCTGATCAATTTCCGCAATTCCAAGACATATATTCCCGATTTCTGCGAATTTGTAAGAAATCTTTTGATTAAAAAAGTCGGTAAATGGAAAGGACAGAACATCTACAATGTCATCAATCCGGGGGCATTGACCACTCAGGAAGTATGTGATATTATGAAAGAATACGGTTTCCACAACGATAATTGGAAATTCGTATATCTTGCCGATCTTCCCATTGCCACGGGTAGGAGCAATTGCGTTCTGGATGGCTCAAAATCGAAGGAAATCTATGAGATGCGATTTGAGAAAGATGTAATGAAAGAATGCTTCAATAAAATGCTTGAGAAACAAGCGGAAGACAAGAGAATCAAACAAGAAATAGAGGAAAAATATGCAAGAGAATATTAAGCGTGGTATTGTGCTTTCGGGTGGGAGGGCAACCCGTCTTTACCCTGTAACCAAGGTAATATCAAAACAGCTTTTAAATTTATACAATAAGCCCGTCATTGCATTTCCACTCCAAACACTGAAGGATATGGGATATGTTGACATTCTCATTATTAATGCCGATGAGGATCAACAGAAACAATTCAAGATTCTGCTTGGAGATGGAAGTAAATTCGGATTGAATCTTTCTTACGCTATTCAAGATTCCCCAAAGGGATTGGTGGATGCTTTCATTGTTGGAGAGGAATTTATCAAAGATGCTGATGAAATATGCTTAATTCTTGGAGATAATGTCATTATTGGCAATTCCCCCATTCATCCCCAACCAAACACTATTTACACCTACAAGGTAAAAGACCCTTCAGCATATGGTGTAGTTGAAACGGATGAAAACGATAATATTATTCAAATTGTGGAAAAACCCAAGGAATTCATCTCAGAGGATGCTGTGATTGGTCTTTACGTGTTTTCCAATGAAGTTGTGGAAATGGCTAAAAAGGTAAAACCATCTGCTAGGGGAGAACTGGAAATCGTTGACCTGATTCGTTTGATGAATGATAAAGAAGGTGTAGGGGTTGAGAAATTGGATGGATTTTGGTTCGACGTTGGCACATTTTCTAGTTTATTGGATTGTGCTAATCTTGTTAGAACTATCGATGAACGCTCAAATCACTCAATCGGGCTTGATTTGTCTTGAATGTGTGATAATTTCCAATCATGGAAGAGCAAATTTGGGTGGAAAAATACAGACCACAGACCTTGGATGATCTGATGGTAGATGATAATACTAGAAAAATTATTCAAAATTTTGGTAAAAAAATACCCCATTTATTGTTGACTGGTAAACCCGGAGTGGGAAAAACCACCTTAGCTAAAATCATCGCCAAAGATATTCTCAACTGTGACTTTTTATATATAAATGCTTCCGATGAGAATGGTATTGACACCATCAGGGAAAAAGTAATTGGGTTTGCACAGACAAGAAGCTTTGACGGGGGGTTGAAAATCATCATCCTTGATGAGTGTGATGGGCAAAGCAAAAATGCTCAAAATGCTCTTCGCAATGTGATGGAGTCTTACGCATCAACCACCAGATTCATCCTAACTGGTAATAATAAATATAAGATTGAACCCGCCCTACAATCCCGTTGCCAGAGTCTCACGCTCCATACATCCCTGAAAGATGTCACCCGTAGGTGTCTGGAGATTCTGAAAAAGGAAAATGTTGAGATTCCTGATAACCAGAAGAAACCTTTGGTTGCCCTGATCAAAAGCCATTATCCTGATATCAGAAAATGTATCAATGAATTGGAAAAATATTCCAAATCCGGTATTCTCTCCATTGAGACGAAAAAAGACACCAATCAGGTGATGGATTTGATTTACACCAATCTCCAATCGGGAGATACTTTGAAAACACGTAAATTCCTGATTGAGAACGAGGAATTATTCGATTCCGATCACGAATCTTTGTTGAAAGACCTTTTGAATTATTTCTACGATCTCTCCATGGATGATACCACAAAAAAACAGGCTATCCTTATCATTGCGGAGAGCCTGTTTAAGATGATGTCCGTTACGGACAGAGAGATTTGTGCTATTGCTTGCTTGCTACAGCTTGAGGAATTATTTCCAGAATAATTTATCCAAATCCTCTTCTGCCTCTGATGGAGAACCCGGAAGATATTTATCTAAGCGGTTTTGCACAATCTTGCTCTTGTTTGGGTTTTGAATTATTTCAGAATTCTCTACATCCATTTGCTGTTGTGGTAAAGGAGGAGGTGTTGCACCAGATTGTTTTGGTAAAGGAGGAGGTGTTGCACCAGATTGTTTTGGTAAAGGGGGAGGTGTTGCACCAGATTGTTGTGGTAGCGGAGGAGGTGTTGCACCACTCACGCTTTTCTTGAGGTGTCCGAGAGCAGCATTGATACCAGACACAATTTCAATGTTACCAATGTCCAACCCAAGCTTTTTAATATCATTTTTAATATCAGCGACAAATGAGTCAATACGTTTGTCAATATTCTTTTGAAGATACTGGACTTTAGCATTGTGACCAGAAACCATACCTTCTCCCGATGCTTGTCCT